GCCTTTGCAGAAAAAGCCGCTGATTCCGTCTGAACGATTCGCGCCGCCTGTGATCTGCTCACTTTCATGTTCTGGGATATTTCCCGTATGGCTCGATCCGGCGATTCTCCGGTGATGCACATCCGCGTTAAGGAATCGTGCATATTGTTAATCAGCTTCGTTTTATCCGTCCAAATGCGGTCCGAGAAGTTGCGTCCATCCACCGCCCAGGGCTTATGTATGATGTCATTAACCTTTTCCGGATTAAAGCTCTGCATCTGCCAGCCAACACCGATACCTCGCTGCACTTCGTATGCAGTATGGTAATACCCGGATGTATACAGATTTGTGATATGTTCATCGATGGAATCATGATAATTTCCGTACAGCTTTTCAATCTCCTGCTGTGTCTGCACCTTGAGAGCTTCCAATCTGCTGATATGCACCTTTGCGGATGCGTTCTCAAGCTGTTTTGCCCACTGCTGATTTATGCCATTCTCGCGCCCGTATTTAATATAATCCTGCACATCCCACCGGAACTCTTCCAGTTCGTCACTGTTAAGCAGGCGTCTGGCTTCCACCATTGAAATACCGTTGTTGGCAGCAAACCGCTGATACCAGGCGTTAATCTTCCCGTCAAGCGCCTGCTCTGCCCGCCGGAACTCCTGCTCAATCTCCTGCACGGTCTGAACGGACGTATCATGCTGTGATTCTTCCAACTGCCGGAAGCGCTCCTGCCAGTATTCACTTGTCCGTTCTCCCATGCAATCACCTCATTTCACTGCTCGGCATCTGCTTTCTCATTGCTATCTGTTTCAGTGCTATTTTTAGATGCATCAAAAGCACCGGCGTAAGCATCTGCTTTCTCCTGTGCTTCCTGTGCCTCTTTCTCCAACTGCTTCAGCTCCGCGTCTGCATCTTCGACAAACGGATGATTTTTAAGAATCGTCTTTTTGCTAATAATTCCAACCGAATCCTTGCAAATCTGTGCCTGCTCCGTGTCATTTTTTACGCAAGTGCGGGTCCACGTCTGGATGATTTTCTTGCAATCAATTCCCTCATGGCGGCATATCGCTCTTACCAGACGGGCGAACCCAAGCTGGAACTCCGTCTCCGTCAGCCCGGCTTTCATTTCAAGCAACGAATACATGAATTTAAGCGCTTCTCCGCTCTGATTTCCGAAGTTCTCCGGCTGTGGGTCAAATCCCTGCCCCTGTTCAAAAATAGCCTTTCTGGTGGCTTCTAACACACTGTTGCGGGCTTCAATCGGAATCTCAATGTTGAGCGTACTTACCCCCGGGTTGCTGCCCTCATCACCGTCCACCTTAATAGTCTTGTATTTTTTCAGATCTGCCAGAAACGTATTGAGGTCCGCGCCACCATACCCGGACAGGACAAATATCAGTTCCTGAATATCATCCAAATCATTGATAAAACCGCTGTAGACCTTGTCGTATACGTCTATCAGCGGCTTAATGTTTTTCAGATCATTTGTATTCGTGTTGTTGTTCGGGAATGGAATAAACGGCACCTCTCCAAATTCATGCCGATATTCTGCGGTAAAATCGCCAGTATCCGGCGTCATGAAAGTGTTGTAGTAGAATAGCCCATCATCCAAGGTATCGCCGCTCTTCCGTCGGAATGACCAGCAGCTCTCCTTATCCCAATACTCATAAATTGCATAGGTATCTCCTGTTTCCTCGTCGATTTCATCGTACATACGGAGAACACCTAGCAACTTCTTTTTCAGATTGTGGGATTCGATCGGAATAATCTGCTTGCTGTCGACTACCGCCCACTGGAATGTTCCATCTTCATCCTCCCAGTAGTGAATCCATCCCACGGACGCATTGGCAGCATTGATGCACAGCTCCATGCAGTTTTTCCGGTATTCATCACCAAGTACTTCTGTCACGACTTCATTTCCATGCTCATTCCCGATATCGAAGAGCGGCGGTGCTGTGAACATATACGCGGCTTTCTGATTTACGATAAGCCCGTGGAAATTCCGGGGAATCCGGTTGTCTGCATTGCGCAGAGGGTTGTCGGAATCCTCTTTCTTTTTCTCATCTTCGAGCTTGTCTCTCACCAGAATATCCGTTTCATTCCGGTAATACCGCTCCGCCTGCATTGCCCGCAGTGCAAACTGTGTATGTCCCGGCTCGTATTTTCTTATGAGTTTTTTCATAACCTCAAGTTCCATGTTCTCACCTCTATTTCAAAATGCTGATGCCGCCGTGGTTTTCGTCCGTGTATATTGCGTACCGGATGGCATCCTGCACATCATCAAACTGCTTGACCGGCTCCCCGGTCTTTTCGTTCCAAACGTACATATAAATCTCATCCCGGAACCGGTCGACATCATCCGCAATCCGTAACTTATCTTGCTTATATAACTGTGCCACGCGCTCAATTCCGCTTAACACTGCCTTGTTGGCGTTAATCGCACGCAAGCCATTCTGCTTGAACTTTTTCACATATTCCGGTCGGGCAGAATCACAATAAAA